GGAGCTGGAAAAACAATCGAACAGAGAAAGGAAGACGGCAAAATGACAAACAAAGAAGTCAGAAATACCCACGAATACATCGAGGCATTTGCCAAGTACATCAAGACTGGCAAGGATGCAGAGTGTAGAGCACTGCTGACCGAGAACGTAACAGGCGGAGTCGTTCCGGTTCCAGAGTTCGTAGAGAGCAGAGTTCGCCAGGCTTGGGACAATGACGAGATCTTCTCCAGAGTCGCTAAGACTTATGTGGCCGGAAACCTGAAGGTTGGTTTCGAGAGATCCGCAACAGATGCAGTTGTTCACACTGAAGGAGCTAACGCACCGGCTGAAGAAGTGCTGACGCTTGGAATCGTTACGATGGTACCGCAGAACATTAAAAAGTGGATCACCGTATCCGACGAGGTTCTGGCTCTGGGAGCTGAGGACTTCCTCATGTATATCTACGATGAGCTCACCTACAAGATCATCCAGAAGGCAGCGGATCTCGTTGTTACTGCGATTACATCCGCACCGGCTGCATCAACAGCCACAGCTGTCGGCGTTGCACAGATCTCCGGAGCAGTTAGCGCTTCCACGATCATTGACGCGATGGCAGCACTCGGCGACAGCGCAAGAGACCTGGTATTCATTGGATCCGGCGCAACAATCGCAGCCATCAGAAAAGCAGCACTGAACGCTAACTTCGCGTACGATCCGTTCCAGGGCCTGACAGTAATCAAGAAGGACGGCGTAACCGGTGCAATCGTCGGCGATCTGTCCGGAGTTCAGGCAAATCTGCCGGAAGGCGATGCTGTTACATTCAAGTTTGACGATCTGTCCCTGGCCGAAAAGGATATGGTAAAGATCGTCGGAAGACTGTACGCGGCAATCGCACTGGTCGGCCCGAAGATGTTCGCAGTTATTACGGGAACATCGGGGGAATAGAAACGGGAAGGAATAGCGTCGATTTGTCCTCAATGACAAAAGCGCAGCTCATGGATTATGCGGCTGACAATGGCATCGAGGGCGTTTCTTCCCGGGACACCAAATCGACAATAATTGAGACTATTGAGGCGGCTCTGTAACGGGTCGCCTCTTTCGTGAGGTAAGGAAATATGCTCGACAAGGTAAAAATGGCATTAAGAATAAGCACGAACGCGTTTGATTCAGAACTCACGGATTTGATCGATGCGGCGAAGCTGGATCTCGGTATCGCCGGAGTGATTGTTCCGGAAGAACTGGATGCGATCGTGGCAAAGGCGATAATCACCTACTGCAAAATGTCGTTCGGTCTGCCGGAAGACTATGATCGTCTAAAACGGTCCTACGATGAGCAGAAGGCTCAGCTCACCACCGCAACCGGCTACACGAGCTGGGAAGGTCTCGCCCCGCCGCCTAGTGATGAAGAATATTTGACTGTCAATAGCGACGACGGCAGCGAGGTGTAGAGCAATGTATGACGGAATTGCAACATTAAAGGCATACGGAGAGCCGACGTTCGACGCGGAAGGCAACGAGATCCCAACGATAACCGAGACGACTGTATACGTACAACCTCGAGGCGTTTACTCTTCGGAGTTTTACAACGCTGCACAGCTCGGCCTGAAACCGTCTGTAACGCTTTTTATTGCGAATAGGGCGGATTACTCAGGACAGAAGGTTGTCGAATACGAGGGGCGCGATTATGACGTCATACGGGTGGATTGGAACGCCCAGAGAGACGGCATAAGTCTCATTTGTGAGGAGCGTGTAAACAATGGCTAGAACCGACAGCGTAGCGGTGCAAATGAAGGAAGTGCTGGACGAATATTCGAAGGACGTCAAGGATGCGACAAACAACGCAATCAACAAGACGTCTAAGGAGGCTGTCCAGAAGCTGAGAAACACATCTCCGAAAGGCACCGGCAAATATGCAAAGGGGTGGAAGGTCAAAAAAGAACGAGGTCGTGACGGAATCGAAACGGTCACAGTTCACAACAAGACCGACTACCAGCTGACACATCTGCTCGAAAACGGCCATGTTGTCCGCAACGCAAAAGGGACATACGGGCGAACGAGTGGAGTCAAACATATCGCGCCGGTTGAAGAATGGGCAGCCTCAGAGCTGCCGCTGGAGATCGAAAGGGAGTTAGAATGACAATTTACCAGGTATTACAGAGCACCGGCCTTCCTTGTGCTTATTCTCACTTTAAGGATCCTGTAGAGCCGCCGTATCTCGTATATATTGGCGACGGACAGGACACAATGGACGCGGATAACACGCACTACTGGCGAGAGAACCGGTACCAAATCGAGTATTACTTCACAGAAAAGAAACAGGCAAACGAGACCGCGATCGAGGACGCACTCCTCGCGAACGGTTACATCTACACAAAGAGCGAAGACGTCTACATCGAGGATGAGGGCGTCTTCGTTATTTATTACAGCGTATAGAGAGGAGAAATCATGGCTAACAAGGTCGAATTTGGTATTTCCCAGCTGCACGTCGGTACGTATACAGTAAGCGATAACACTGTCACACTCGGTACTCCGTACCATCAGAAGGGTGCTGTTTCGTTCGCGCCTGAGACTCAGAGCGAGCAGAACACATTTTACGCTGACAATATCGCATACTGGAGCGGATATTCCGGCGGAAGCATCGAGGGAGATCTGGAAGTCGCTATGTTCGATGATGCGTTCAAGACTCAGTTCCTGGGGCAGAGAGCGCTCGCGAACGGCGGACTGGCTAGCGTGAAGAACGTGATCAAGCCGAATGTTTATATCGCTTTCCAGGTCGAGGGCGACGCCGAAAGCAGAAGGGTAATCCTTTACAACTGCTCACTCGGAGAAATTACGAGAGAGTACAACACAATCGAGGAAAGCAAAGAGCCGACGACGGAGACCATCCCGGTCACTTGCACCGGCGACAACGATACTGGCGTAACAATGGCTGTTTATAAGCCAGGAGATGATGGCTATGCGACACTGTTCACAGCTCCAGCAGCGCCAGCTTTCTAGGAGTAGCAGGAAGGGCGGACGGGGCAACTGTCCGCCTTTTTTTACAAATGGAGGATAAATCATGGAGAAAACCATAACTATAGACGGGAAAGAAATTCGTCTGAACAACAATGTTGCATGGACGATGGAATATAAAGACCAGTTTAACAGGGACGTCGTTCCGGTGATTATGCCGCTGATGGCTTCGATTGTGGAGACGTTGGCCTCTGTCATTTCTGAGACCGACACCAAACAGATCGGAGCGAAGGAGATCGCGGAGTCGATAACAGGCAGAACGATGGAAGTGATGCTCCCGATGTACCAGGTGGAGTTCGTAGATCTGATTGTGAACATCACCTGGGCGATGGCAAAGTGCGCCGACGAGGACATTCCGGAGCCGAAGAAGTGGGTGCGTCAGTTTGATAACTTCCCACTCGATGTTCTGATCCCTGAGGTGTACGACCTTGTTATCAAGGGTTTCACAAGCTCAAAAAACTGGGACAGGCTGGGGAAGATCGGCGAGAAGATAAAGAATCTCCAGCCTTAACACTAGATGATATTTTACTCGCCGGAACAGAACGAGGTCTGACAGTTGCAGATATGAGGAAGATGCAACTCGGACAAGTGGTCGATTTTTGCATCGCATATAACGAGAGGCAGAAACAGACCGAGAAACAGGCGAAAAGAGAAGAGAAGCGTGGCAAGAAGAAAAAAGCCACGCAGGGAGATATTAACGCATTTTTCGGGTGATATAGATGGCGATAAAAGGTATAACCATCGAATTTAGGGGTGACACCACTAAGCTCGATAAGGCTTTAAGACAAGTTAATAATGAGACACGGAGCATCGACAAGGAGCTTCGTCAGGTCGATAAGGCTCTGAAGTTCAATCCGACCAACGTCGACCTGTGGAGGCAGAAACAGCAGCTGCTGAATCAGAAGGTCGGCGAAACTCAGGAGAAGCTCAAGCTGTTAAAAGATGCTCAGGCACAGATGGATGCTAGCGGAGTCGATAAAAACTCCGCAGAATACAGAGAGCTTCAGCGTGAGATCATAACCACAGAGGACAAAGCGAAGAACTTCGAGACGCAGCTCAAGAAGGTCGGCAACGTCAATATGAGAGCGGCTTCAGAGCAGGTCAAGCAGTTAGGCAGCAATCTGGAGAGCGCAGGACAGGCTTTGATGCCTCTGTCAGCTGCAGGAGCAGCTACGGCGGCAGGAATCGGAACGCTGGCGTATAAGTCAGGACAGGCAGCGGATGACCTGAACACGCTGGCAAAGGTCACTGGTATCAGCACACAGGAACTGCAGATGTATAATGCTGCGTCCGATCTGGTCGATGTATCTACGGAGGCAATCGCCAAGTCACACATGAGACTGGCGAAGAACATGAAGTCCGCGGCTGATGGATCCAAATCACAGGCCGAGGCATTCAAGGCACTGGGCGTAAGTGTGACCAATGCGGACGGCTCGCTTCGTGGTACGGATGAAGTGTTCCAGGACGTTATAACTGCCCTCGGAGGAATGAAGAACGAGACAGAACGAGATGCGCTGGCGATGCAGCTGATGGGTAAGAGTGCGATGGAACTGAATCCGCTCATTGAGGATCAGGGCGAAACGTATAAGAACGTAGCGGACACCCTGGCCAAGTATGATTTGAACTTCGTCGATCAGGAGACATTAGACAAGGCCAACGAGTTCAACGACACGCTGGACATGATGAAGGTCATCGGAACGACGGCACTCATGTCTGTGGGTGCTGAGCTGGCCGAGTATCTCGCGCCGGCACTCGAAAAGGTGGTCGGATGGGTCGGATCACTGGCTGAATGGCTGAGCAATCTCGACCCGAGGATTTTGACCGTTATCGGTGTTATTGGTGCGCTTGTGGCTGCCATAGCTCCGTTGCTGATCTTCCTGGGCAAAGTCGCAACAGGAATCAGCGCGATCATGTCGCTAGTGGCTACTATCGGACCGATGCTTTCGGGTTTAGCTCTCGGACCGATTGCAATAGTAATCGGAATCATCGCCGCACTGATAGCGATCGGAGTCCTGCTCTATAAGAATTGGGACACCATAAAGGCGAAACTGGCGGCGTTCAAGGACTTCATGCTGAACATCTGGAACACGATAAAAACGAAGACCGTGGCGGTGTTTACGGCCATTAAGAACGCGATAATGACTCCGATCAGGACAGCGGTGGACTTCGTCAAGAAGATGATCGACAAAATCAAGG